TTTGATTTCCTCCTTTAGGTCAACGGGGGCTTTCGCCCCCGTGCGTCCTTTAAACCGCTTCTGAATACCTCGCCATCGCCATCCGAATGTCCTGCTTGAGCTCTGCCATCGAGATGCGTTCGTCGTAGAATCCGACGAAGATGATGCTGGAATCGTGGTACTGCGTCCAGCTGTTATGTCCGAAGGAGCAGTGGAGGTTCGTGAGCACTTCGTCCTCTTCGAGGTCGTAGTGTACCTCAAGGTACAAACCGTTGTTCCGGTTGTAGCGAGGCATCTCACCGACAGCTGCTTTGACACCGTGGAAGTTTCTTGCCGTTTTCATTTCTTTGTCCTCCTCTTTCTCTGGGGCTGTTGCCCCTCCTAACCTTTATCTTGATTGCATTATATCTAATTTACGTATATTTGTCAAGTTTTTTACGTAACTTTTTTATATTTTTTACGCAATTATTTTAAGGCACAAAAATAAGCCCCAGAGCCGAAGCCCCGGGGCACACACAAATACCATAACTTTTAAGCTTTAGTCATATACAGCCATACTTGCTTGTCCAGCTCATATTGACTCGTATTCAATAACTCTGCTGTCTTGCCATATATAAGGCTAGCCTCTTGGTATGAGCAATGAGGTATCCCTGCCAACTCCAAGAATGCAAATAGGTGACGATCTATAGCAATCGCCTGACTGCCAGAAAGCATTTTTAGGTAATCAATGGTCTTAGGTCCAATGCCATCAAGCTTTCTTAGCTGACTTATGTTTTCTTCTATATCAAGCCATTTTGCAAGCTGATCTTCATTTTCGAGGCCATTGTTATATAGAAACCATGTTAAATCTTTAACGCGTTGTAGCTTTTTCGGATTTTTCCAAGAGATGAGTTCCGAGAGGGGCGCGACCTGCATCAAAATGATAAAATCACATGTTGTCTTGTAATCCGCATATTTTGTGATAAGTTTGCAAACGCGTGGATAGACTACATGATTGTAGTTCAAGCCTGCCTGTAATATCGAATCGGTTATTGTTGCCCCCATGTGATAGTATGGCTTCCTTTTGGCAACTGGCGCAAAGTTTTTCCCCCGAATAAAATTGGCAAGTTTTTCTGCGTAATTGCATAGTTCACTCTCAAGCATGCTCCATACCTCCTTAAACCAACTAAGGGAGACGCCGCAAAACATCTCCCCCAGTCGATTCAACTATTCACCACTCGGCGACGTTATACATGACGGTCGCGCCCTTATAGCGCGCCCCGTCAAAGTGTGCCAGTGCCTCAAATCGTCCTTGCTCGTAGCCGACGGTCATCAGTACCTTGCCGTCAATGACAGATGCACCTGCCTTGATGCGGTGATCTTTGCGCAGGTTGATCTTGTAGACGTCTACCTTCTGATCTGCCGGCGGCAGGTCTTTGCCATCCGCATCTTTTGTGATTGGTGTTATGACCGTCCGATCAGACTTTTCGCGTGCTGCTCTCGGCAGCGTCGGATTGTCCTCCCTGATCTGACGCTCCACCACCTGCGCAGCACGCTCCACAGTTGGGGCGGTGACATGGTACGTCACCGTAGGTGCACGCTGTCCTGCCTGCACGTCCGCAAGCCGGCGCTGTAATGTCTCAGCGTTACTCTTGCTGATGTCCAGCTGCGACCGCAGCGCCTTAACGTCTTTCGTCTGCTCCTGCGTCATGACAGCAGGTTTTTCGGCTTCCGTATCTGCCGCGGAGTGCCGACCGACAGCATACGCAATGCCGACGATCAGTAGACACAAGATCACCAGCAGGGCTGTTTTGTGTTTTGCCACAAAGTCTTTTGCTTTTTGGAGCATTTCGCTCACCTCCTCACTGCGCTGCATAGAAATTCGCCTTGCCGACAATCTCATCCATCTGCACAAATAGATTCTGCCCGGGGCACGCCGTCCCCATCAGCTCGCGGTGCCCGACGATATGACCGCGGTCAATCGGCAGTCCATAATCCGCGCAGAGATTCGCAAGGAGCATCGCAGTGCTCTCGATCTGCGCGGCCGTCGGATAGCCGATTTCAAAATTCCCGCAGACGTGGATGCCGATTGTGTGCGAGTTCTCTCCCGCTGCATGCGCGCCGATGGTCCAATGCGGCCGTCCGACCTCTATGGTTCCGTCCTTGCGGACGACATAGTGGTACCCGATGCACGTCCACCCCTGCGCCTGATGCGACGCATTAATCTCCTCCGCGGAGAGATCGTCATCGGTCGGGTTGCCAGTGTGATGCAGGACGATCATGTCCGTTTCGGGGCGTGTGCTCAGTCGCCCCGCATCATACGTCAGATGCAAATCTTTAAGGCTTACTCTCTCCATTGTTTTCTTTGTCCTCCTTTTTCTCTTCGTACTGGTCGGGGATTCCGTTGTCGTCCCGGTCGATAAATGACTTTGCCAAAAATCCAATGACGGCAATCCACGCCGCCCCGCTGATCTCGTGGAGAAAATTCCGCATCTCTACGAGATCAGGATGCATTTTTGTGTTCCAATCATAGAGCCACGCTGTCACATAGATCATGACGCAGATCACGATCATCGCCGCATACCATACGATATACCGCATGGCCGCATGGCTCTTTGTCATGTCGCGCAGATATTTTCCTGCGCGCCCGAACCACTGTGAGACTTTGATCATTGTCTCACCTCCCAAGCGCCCACGTCAGAATCGACGCGAAGATGCCGACGATGGTCGTACTCATCCCAATCGTCCAACACACATCATGCTTGAATTCGTCCAAACGATGATGTGCCGACTTTGTGCTTTCTTCCAGACGGGCAATTCGCTCATTAATTGCGTAGAGCTGATCACGTCCCATCGGCAGTTTTTCCGCAAGGGTCCTAATCTGCGCTTTGATGCTCTCGAGCTCGGCCAGTATTTCTCCTCTTGCCACGTTGTGCCTCCTAATTGTTTCTTTATACATAGGGGCGCTATCCTGTCGGAGTAACGCCCCTACTCCCTGTGATTACACTTCTTTCTCCGCATGCTCCGCAATGTAGAGGGCGACGTCCTCCTGATAAATTACGGGCACGACTTTTTGTCCTTCCTCCTTGCTCTCCTCAGAGATTGCATACTTGCCCGCTTTCACGAGGAACGCATAGACGGGAATCATATAGCTGTGCTTCTTCATTTTTTCTCACCTCCTTTCAGTGCTTGCAGGGCCTCTTCGATTTCTGCGAGGCGCACTTCTTGTGCGGCGACCGCTTCAAATATGGATACGCGTTCTTCGTCGGCTGTTTCTTCCGTCGGATGCGTATCCTCTCCCTTTGGCTCCTCCGTTTTCGGAGGACTAAGGACAAGTCCGATATTGGGGTCAAATGTGACAACATAGCCGACTTTACATTCCACGCCCGTAACGTCTACCCAGTAGGTAGAGGGCGAGAATATGCTTCGCCATGTATCAAAGTCGCGTTCATCTTCGTGGACGGATCGTACTTTGCCATACAATATTTCTGCGTATTTGTTCATTGTTCTCTCCTTTTATGCGGTGCCGTTAGGCGTCTCTTTATTGATAGCGTTTGACCATTCGAGGGTGATTGGATATTTATGTTTTTCCACCACGTTCATTATATTTCCCGTTCCTTCTCTAACGAGGAAATTTCCAAACGCTATTTTCGTATTTATCACAATTTGGCGATTTTGATCTTCTCCCGATAATCTCAAAGTCTCATAACCATAAGTTTTCCCTGCCTCCACTTTTACATAGCGAGTTGCTTTCTGTTGGTTTACGTTTAAATATGTCAGCTGCAAAACAGCGACGCCCTTCGGAACGGTAAACGTTCCCGTTCCTTTCACGGTGATGCTCCCCGGCGTGATTCGGCCCTGCTTTAAGATCGCAAACGATACTCCGTTTTTCTCCTGCCGGCCGCTGGTCGCTTCGCTTTCGGTGACAGCCCCCAGCGCTGCGAAGCAGTCGACGCCGTCCACATGGAGCGGCAGGACACCGCCCATTGCGTTCGCTTCTTCTTTTGTTGAGTAGAGCGTGCAGGATTCGACGACGCCTTTTGTATTTTGCAGTTTGAGTTTTTTTACCAGTTCCGCCATGATCTCACTCCACCCAGATTTTTGTTCCGTTGGCAAACGTCAGGACATTTGTGCTGAGCGCCGATGCCGTCGAGGCATTCCCCTCTACTCCGCCATCAGCTTTGATCTTTCCGGTAGCGGTCAGAGCAGGTACCGTGAGCGCACCTGTCATGCTGTCGCCGGATTTCGCGACGAACTTAGAGGCGTTCTGTTGGTCGAGCTCCTGGAATTTTTTATCCAGATCTGCTTTTGAGTATGTTCCGACAGCTTTTTGTGCGGCGGCGGCAGATTCTGCGGCGCTTTTTGCGCTTTCCTGTGCGCTCTTTGCAGCAGATTCTGCTTTGTCGACTTCGACGTTGATTCCGTCTATGTGCTGTTTCATGGAGGTAATATTTTCCTCCATTGCCTTGACGTGCGTTTCGGATGCGGCGCTTGCCGTTTGACTTTTGCCGGCTTCCTGCCTGCTCTGCTCTGCTTCCGTTCGCGCCGTTTGCGCTGCGCCCGCGGCAGATTCGGCGGCACGCCGATGTTCCGCTGCGGTATTTTTTGCATTGGTTGCGAGGACAACATCGAGCGACGCGTTGCTTTCGCTTTCCTGTGCGTTCTGTGCGGCCTGCTGCGCCGCAGATGCGCTTTGCTGTGCGGCGCGGAGATTGTCAGAGACGGCTGCGCCGGTCTCGAATATCCGGTGCACGAGTTCGGCAGGGTCGATTCCGCTTCCGTGCTGCACCATGACCGCGCGCCCGATTGCCTCCTCATGCTCCTGCATGATGGCCGTTGCCTTATCCGACATTGCCTCGATATACGGCAACGGATATTTCTCTCCGAGATCGGTCAGCTGGTCGACGGACGTCTTGCGATAGATTGTAATATTCTTTCCGGCCGGCAGTTTCGGCGGCTGTGCATGTTCCGCGGGGGTTTGTCCGGGCGCGTAGCCTGGATAGTGGACGACCTTCGCGGCCACATCCACAAAGTAATCCCGCGTGATCTCCGTTGCGACCTCCGTCGCGGTATCATAGATAACGACGTGGATGTTGTCCGCGGACGATATCGCAAAAGCGAAAGGGAATACGGTCGTGTTCCCGTCGCCGCGATAGGTCACCGAGGTTTTCCGATTTTCGATCATGTGAGTTCTCCTTTCTTATTTACCGCGCACCGCGCGTATTCTTCTTTGGTTTTTTCGGCTTCTCCGGCTTCGTCGGCGGCTCCTCTGCGCGCAGTTTTTTGTCAAAGAGGACGCTGCGCATGACGTTGCGGAAATCCCGGTCGTAGTAGTTGTCAGTCTCCATCATGTCTGCCGCATATTGCAGCGCCGAGAATATCCCGTCTGTGATCGTATTCGTGACGCCCGTTCTTGCGGCCGTGAATGTGCTCGTAGCTTGTGCAGCGGATTTTGCGATATCCAGATAGCCGATTTCCTTCTCCGGCTTTTTGTACTTTTTCGCTTCTTCGTATGCCTTGCGCTGCTTCGGCGTCATCTTCTTAACCCGCTCGCGCTCCTTTGCCTCCTTCTCCTCGCGTTCGAGATCTTTCTTTCCTTTCTGGATCATGAGATTTACGGTCGCCTGTACCTGCTTTGCGCCGCGTGTGAGCACGGATCCGAGTTCAAAATTGCGGCCGTAGGTCGTGCCATCGAATACCGCGCTCCCGATCAGCCCCGCAACATCACGGACAATCGGCAGGGTTCCCGTTCCCGTGGAGAGGAGGTTCTTTCCAAACACGCCCATAAAGCGCTCATAGTCCGATACCTCTTCTTTTTTTGTCTCCCCTGTTTTCGGGTCTTTGACCGTCCGATACCGGTCTTTCTCATCGTCACCCTCGAGGCCGAGCGCGAATTTCAGCCCGGCGCCGATGAGCGTTACGAGTACGATGCGATAGATAACGGCACGCGCAAGCGGCATCCATACGTGCATATACTTGTAGCCATGCGCATCGTATTTGCCCTTAAAATGCGCTTCGAGAATCGCATTAAACTGCGTGTTGAAGAACGAATAGAACGAGGTGAGCATCTTGACGGCTTCATTTCGGGAGCGCTGGACCTCTGCGAGGTCTTTTGTCTGCCCCGAGCCGAACACATCACGCACGGCCGCATCCGCCTTCTGCACAGCGCGCAGCTCTGCTTCTTCGATGATTTCGCGCCCCTCCCGTATCGGCAGTTCGGATGCGCGTTCGAGCCGGTGCCCTGCTTCGTAGAATTCCTTTTCTCTGTCCTTGATCTTTGCCTCCCATCTCTGCTGCTCTTCGATGAGCTCCTGATCGGAGAGCGCCGCATATTTGGATTCCCGCATTCTTTCAGGATCCATATACCGGCGTTCCTCCGCCTCATCCCGCAGATAGTAGAGTTCCTTGCGCATATCATAGGTTTCTGCGCGCAGACGCTCGACATTCTCCTGTGCCTCCTGATACGCCCGCTTGTTCTCTTCGTTCTCACGGTTGATCTCTGCGAGCATCTCCGGAAATGCGTTTTTGTAGGCACGGCACCAAAGGGGCTTAGACAGCATGAGATCGGTTTGCGCGAGCGCCCAGTAGGCATTATCCCGCAGGAATTCCACGGGCGTATACGTCGGGTCAAAGAGGCGCTTATCATGGCGCAGGTCGCGTTCCATGTTGTTGATGCGGTCCGACATAAATATGGACTTATGGAGGAGATCATCCATCTCCTTTTTGTTGGCGTAGTAGTCCGCAATCGCAGCGTTTGCCTCCACGGCGCCGAGCTTATCCATCATCGGCCCGATGTTGGATGCGTTTTCGGCTACAGCCGCCATCCCATGATTGCCATGGTCGAGTTCCTGCGCAGCGCCGCCATCGTCCGGCTGATTGCCGTTGCTGCACGGTCACTGCTGCCGTCCGCGGCGATTGCCCATGTATCCAGCACCCATTGATCGAGGCTGTTCCAGAACGGCATGCCATAGGTCGATGTGACGTATGCCTTAAACTCCGCATTGCGGACAATGCGATGTACGTCGCGCGCCGCGATGCGGAACGCGATGTTATGTGCGGCGTTATAGACATGCTCCTGCAGGACGCGGAATTCGAGGAGCAGCGGTTCTTTGACATCGTTCTCCGAGCGCTCCTTTACATGGCTGCGCCCGGTCCCAAAGACACGTGCCCCTGCGAGGGTCTTTTGCACCTGATCTTCGACCTCCTTTTCCTTTGCCTGCGTCGATTTCTCCGGATTGTATTTCAGCGGATAGTATCCGCCCCGCAGGGTTATTTCCTTCCCGTCTGACGTTTCGATACGGAACGCAGATGCGGGGACCTTTCCGAGATGTGAGCCGTTGAGTTTTTCTTCGACTTCGGCGGTCTCTTTCCAGAACGTATCCACGAAATCCCAGATCTGCTGCACGGCCTTCCAGTCGCGCTCTGTCATGTGCTTTTCGAATACTCCCTGCACGTCGAGCCGCTGCCCGATACCGTCGATAACGCGCTTGCGGTTGGTTTCCGTGCCCCAGTTGAGTGCGAGGCAGAGGATGTTCTCCTTGCTGAGCTTATCGCCGCCGACGTCGATGTTGCGGTCTTTCCACTCCATACGCTCCTTTTTGGAGTAGGCGGAGAGGATGCGCTCGAGCTCTTTTTGACTTTGCCCGAGGAGTTCCGCTTCCCGCATCTGCGCCCGCTCGTATGTTCCGTAGAGGTATCTATGCGCCTCTTCGCCGAGCAGACGGATGAGGATTTCCGGCTTGATGAGCGGCATTGCGCCCTTTTGCCCGAGGATGGCCAGCTGCTCTCCGATTCCGGGGACCTTCGCGAGCCAATCGCTGTACCCGAGGCCGCCGGTATCCGGCGAGACCGGATGCTGCACGACGCCTTCGGGCGTCAGGCTTGTTGTCGACGCGAGGATTTCCCGGACAATATCGTCAAAATCCTTTCCGCCGACACTCAGCATGCGGTTCTTGTCGCGCCCGATGGTATAGAGTGCTTTGAGCATGTTGACCGCCTGCGTAAATTCTCCGAGCTTCATCTTCCGATAGCTGCTGTTCTCCTTCGAGAGCATTTCGAGGATCTCTGTCGGTGCGTCTGCGTCCATGTCGAGGTTGTTCTTGTAGCTTTCAAAGAGCGCGCCAAGTTCGACGTATCCCTCCGGCTTTTCGACATCACTCCCTTTGAGCCCGAGGAGGTACGCGATGTGATGGAGCCAATAGCGCTCCGCAGCTGCAAGGCGTACTGTCCGCGCGCCAAGTTTACGCTGCACGTCGGCTTTCATCTGATTCAGTTTTTCTTCGTTCTTTGTCGCTTCATAGGCACATGCGGCCGCAAGCGCCTGCTGCTCCTTCTCCGCATAGGCGATATCCCAACGCTCCTGTGAGAGCGCCTTATCCACCGCCCGAGCATGCTGCCTTTCCTTGCGGCGGAAATATGCGGGATTGCAGGATTCGCTGATCGGCAGATCGGCGAGCACCATGCGGGCCTGTTCGCGGATAAATTTATCGTTCTCCCAGACCTGCTGATCAAAGTTCTTGCGCCGCCATGTCTCCTTATTCTCCTTCCGGATGGATTCCCGCACCTTTTTATAGTTCTGATTCCAGAATGCCTGCAGCTTCTTCTGCATTTCCTTTTTGCTGGTCGCACGCGTCATCTCTTCGAGGCGCTTATATTCCTCCGGGGTCCACTTCCCGCTGCTGCGCAAGTTCTGCACGGCCGCCATGATTTTCTTCATTGCTTCGCCGCCCTGCTCTGCGTGCAGGTCTGTATCCTCCGGCACATCATTCAGCGCATCTTCGACGCCCTTTACCGCATCCTGGATGCGGTCGTCGAGACGGCGCATCAGCCGCTCTTTGGCACGCATGCCCGCCGCTTCGAGTGCAACGCGCCGATGATAGGCCTTCGGGGTCTGCATCGCTTTCGCGATATTTTCATCCGTCAGCCGCGCTTGCAGGATCTCTTTGTCGAGCCCGCGCGCATATTCGGTCATGTATTCCGTGAGTTCTGTTTCAAGGGATTTCCGTTTTGCGCGGGCTTCCTTGTAGGCCTGCATCGACGGGAACCAGTTGCCGATGATTGCCGCCGCTTCTTTCCCGCCATTTTTCAGTGCCATTTCTGCGAGGTAGACCGGATCACTTTCGAGCTCTTCCCGTTTGCGGATACGCTCCGCTTCGACCTTCTCGTTGTATTCCTCCCGCGCTTCTTTTTTTAGGTCTTTCATGACCTCTGCACGCAGGCGGTCTTCTGCATCTTCGCGAGATTCTTTCAGCCATTTCTGATAGGTCTCTGCGATGCTCTTACCGAGGAGATTTTCGAGTGTTTCCTTTCCGCCGAGGCGTTCGATCGGACGATATCGTTCGTCCAGCTCCGCCGCCTTGATTTCCTCCTCCGAGGCGATCATGCGGGCCATGACGGCTTCGACCTCTGCCGAGGGCTTTCCGCCGACGTTCTCCACAAATTTATAGAGCTTGCGCAGGAACTGTTTGAACTTCCGGAATACACCGCGCATGGCTTTCGACGGAGCTTTTCCGTCGTGCAGGTAGATTTCAAATCCGCGCGCGAAACGCTCCTGCCGCCATCTCTCCTTTGCACTCTTGATCGCGACTGCATCGCCGGACTTTTCCGCAGCTATTATGTCTTGCTCGTACTTCCAGAACTCGTCTTTCCAGTCCGTATCCTTGTATTCCTCCGCCGCGCCCGGCTTCCACTCCGCCCACTCGTTGACGGTCGCCTGATCCTTCGCGGACGTTTCGTCCATTTCTGCGAGCTCGTCAAGGTCCATCAGGAACATATGCCCCATCTCATGCAGCATGGTCGATTCATTCGCACCCTCAAAGAGCGTAATGATACGCTTGCCGTTCTCCTGCGAGATTTCGCCGTAGACTTCCCGCTGCAGCTGCTGATTGTACTTCTCGATGATCTGGATTGCCTTGTCGTCGAAGATGACGTAACAACGGCCATCTCGGCGGCCGTAGTACGTGATGCCCTTGATACCGACCTCGTTCAGTGCGAGAGAGGCGGCTTTATCACCGCCGAGACGCTTAGACAACATCTCATATATCTCACGCCCTGATTTGAATTTGCTCAAATATACTTGTGCGAGAGTTGCACCATCAAGAAGGTCTGTAAGTTTTTTCTCAAACGCCCTCCTCTGCTCTTTTGCCTCCTCTTTCTGCCATTCGCTGATGTCATCTCCTCTGGAAAGAGCATCCTCCAAGCTCAGCAGATCGTCATAATCTGCACTGAGATCATCAAAACGGGAATCTTTTTTCCCAATATCACTCAGAAGGCTATACATATCCTCCTTTTCAAGCAGTACCTCCAGCTTCTCATGTACGAACTTCGGCTGCTTGTCAAACGCCTTCTGCTCGTCGAGGAGAACATCATCGTCGGGGATTTCAACTTTGAAAAGTTTTCCTGGATTCTCTAAGCTGAATTTATCCAAATCGAGCAGTTCTACTTGATCAGAGTGTCTATCATTCATTTTAATGGAATCAAAAAGCATTTCTTGCACATTCTGCAAATTCTCAATTACACGAGCACTCGATGATGTTCTAATTTCTAACGCGGCAGAACTGTTTGGATCAAAGTTTTTTTCAAGCTCTTCCAACGATATATTTGGATTCTCTTTCAGAATTGCAATTGCTTTTTCAACATCTGCAAGCTCTTTTCTGTTTCTTTTCGCTGCTTTCTTTATTGTTTGAATTACTCTGCTAACACTTTTTTTTAGTGATTCTGTATCTTCAACCCCTTCTTTTTTTCTGTTTATCATACCTCCAATCAGATTATATGCGTCTTTTATATCGCCCTCTAATTCATGTTCATCTTTACCGTCATATAGCATTCGTGGCAAAACGAATCGTTTTAGCGTCTCCTTATACCTCTCCGACACCCCACGCCGCTTTGCAAAATACAGTCCCCAGCCGTGAGCCTGTGCGCCCTCGCCCGTGCCGATCATCTCAAGCAGGAATTCACGGAAGTCATGCGGCGTCCCGTGCCATGCAGCTTGATGATAGATATTCGCATCATCCGCGGAGAATGCACCGCTGTTCTCCGTCGCGGATTTAATCTGATTTGGTTCAAATGCGACAAACTCTAAATCCTCATCCTCCATGTCCCCATTGATGGCACCGTCATAGCCGCTGCTTTCCAAATCCTCGCGTGCCTTGATGCCCGCATAGTTTTGTCCTTCATACCGTCTAAACGCCTCATACGCCTTTCCATTTACCGCAGGTTTGCGTATGTTGAGAAAGAACGCACGCACATTTTTTCCATACCCCTTTGAATCAAGCTCCCACGGAGAAAAGAACATTCCCTGAATGTCCATATTTTCGCGCCCTTTTGTCCTGTCAAAAACATCAAAGTTTGCATCGCTTCCATGATAAACAACAAGCGGCTCGCCATTCTCATCAATGACCTTCGACGCATTTGCGGGATCATTCTCCCAATCCCCGAACCACTCCTTGAACGCAGGCGTACGCACTGCAAGCCACTGTTCCTCTGTGAGATTCGTGTCCTCGCCGTTCGGGGCTTTCATCCACTGCGTCGTACCCTCGTACTGCTTGCGCACGGATTCTTTTTGTTCGGAAGGAACATCGACCGCTGACTGCGCATACACCTTCCCATCCGCTCCCTTGACACCAGTAAGCATATCGCGTATACTGATAGTTAAAGGAGCCTCCTCCTCGGCCGCACTAACGCCTGTCTTCGGACGTGGTGTAGCGGCGAGAGGGGGCTTTTTTGCATAGTAAATTTCATATGCAGTTACAGGGACACTTCCCGTGGAAACAACGCCGTCATGCTCCTCTGCCACAATAACCAATGTCTTGATATGGTCGTTCATCCGCACAGGAACCATGAGACGATAATAATTCGATATTTGATTTTTTCTCTTTTGAACCTGACGTTTCTTCCCTTTGAGCCCCGTCAACGGGGCTTTTTTGGTATTCGGAACAATCTCAACAACAACAGCGTTTTTGGCGATATCCGCAAAGTTCGAAAGCGTGATATTTCGCGCAGTTCTATTGTCCGATGACTTATTTGCATTTCCACGCACCAAATGCCGCTGCCCATAGGAATCACTATCCTTTGGGAGCCCTACCAATGCTTGAAAATCAGCTGTTGGAACTTCCGGCAACAGACTTGCTTTTGATATGTAATTGAGAATGTCTTGATCTGTTTTTCCTTTTAGATCATTGGTCAGAACGTCAAGATCAACAACATTAACGTGTTCATCAAGGTTCAGTCCTGCTCGAGCTGCTTGCTGGAGGGCTTCCCCCTCCTCCATATACTTCCCGCCATTCTTCAGCCCAAACCGCTCCTGCATGTAGTCCATCGCAGTATAGTTCTCTTTTCCCTGCTTCTCACGCATCACACGGGCAAACTGATCCGCATGATGCGCGAAGAGGAGCGCATTCATACGCGCTGCACGCGACTGCTTCCCGCCGATTGCTTTCAGCTGTGCCATGATCTGACGATAGACACTGTACGCCTCCGGGGAGAGCCCCGCCGTTCCCTTGATCTCCGCCGCATCGACCTGCATCATGCGGTCTTTGATGTTTTCAAGGGTCTGGATGTAGCCGTTCAGTTCGTCGAGCTGACCTTTTGCGCCCTCCATCGCGTCTATATCTTCCTGCGATGCCGGCGCCCATCCTTCGATTTTCGGCGCGGATGCGTCGCCGACAGTGAGACGATAGGCAAGGTCCATGAGTTCGCCCTTGCGCGGGGCACGGCCATTTTCTTTATAAAAATCCTGGTACCACGGCTCATTATTGGACACACGAATGCCGCGGCCGTCCTCTCCGTTCTGCACGATATCAACGCCGTTGCCCATGCCGCGCTGCAGCGCGTCCATTGCCGGCCGCAGGAGTTCGTCACGGTCTGCCACAAATTCGTTATAGAGTTTCCGCCATCCACTCGCAGGGCTATCCTGATCCTGCGTGATTGCCGCGATTGCCATCTCACGCTCGCTGCTGCGGCGCAGTTTCTCCTTGTCGCTTGCATGCTCCGGCGCTTCCGGGAACCATTCGTTTGTGATCGCATGGATGATGTCGGTCTTTGCCTTTATTGCGTTTTTCTGCGCCTGTTCAACTTCATCACTGAGGTCTTTGGCATTCTTTTTCATGCGCGCCAAAGAATCCGTCTCCGGGGAAAAGGATACGGATTCGAGGAGCTGCGGGGATGCCGCAGACTGCGCATATTTTTCAATCGGGACAAAAAGATGCCCGCCGTTTTTGATTGTATTCTCGAGCTCTTCATCACGGATGCCCGCGGCCTTTGCCACCTCTTTCAGGTCGGCAAGGCCGTTTTCTTTTTGCAGAGCCGTTTCGGTGTCGATGTAGGCGTTCTCAAATCCCGTGCCGCTGACCTGCGCACGGATGATTTTCTGCTGCACATCGGGCGCGGTCTGTTTCAGTTTTGCGCTGGATGCGACCTGCTGCAGACGGTCGAGCATGATTGTTCCCGTCATCGTCCGCTGTGCGGCGATATCTTCGCGCGTCTTTTCCGAGGAGAGCCGCTGCGCATGACGTACGACGCCGGGAACGGCGCCGACGGAGGACGCCATGCCGAACCCAAGACCGACCGGGAACGCCTCTGCGCCAGAGACAATGGCATTAACCGCCATGTCTCCTATGCTGTATGCCTTATCTGCCGCACGGCCATCGGAGGATGCAACAATGCTGTTATGGATGAGATCATCGGAGATGGACTGCGCGCTTTCCTCCGCGGATTCTGTGCCCGCGATTTTGAGCGCGTCCTTGATGTGGTTTTTCGCAAAGGCCACGACGGATTCACTCTTGCCGATATCATATTTCGCCTGATCGACGATTCCGCGGATCGCCTTTTCTGCGTATCCATCCGCCCCTTCTTTTCCGAGGAGATTAAGTCCACGCAGCGGCTTTGTCACGAGGCCAAAATTCATCATCTCAATGGCAGGATTGATCGCGCCTCCGACCAGCGCATACGCGCGTGCCTGATCATCTGTATTGAGCGGATTCCCATCCACATCCTTCATTGCGCGGTATTCCGCAAAGCGCTCGCCGGTCTCCGGACGACGCATGCCCTCGAACATGCCTTCACGCATGCCCGCACCTGCAGCCGCACGGATGAGCTGATTGCGCGAAGCATTCGCGAATGTTGCACGCGCGGCAGTAATGATTCCCGTACGCGCAGACATGGACCTTATTGTTCCCACAGCGAACCCGACACCGGCTCCGCCTACGCCGCCGATCAGCGTTCCGCCGCCCGGCTCGATTGCTGTGCCTGCTGCGGCTGTTACCGCCGCGGTTGCATCCGCCATGATGAGACCGTCGCGGATGCCTTCGCGGACGCTTTGCAGCATCTCAGGACCCGATGCCGCCATCCCGCCTGCAATCGCCGCGAGAGGATCATCCCAAAAGGACGGCATTGTCTTTGTGTCCTCTTCGATCATCTTGTCGAGGTCTGCTGCGCGTTGGAGGTCGTTATCGTCCGCTGTGCCGAGGAATACCTTATACATGAGATTGTTAAATTCGAGCTTCTTATTTCCGAGTTCGAGGAAACGCGTGAAGGTCTCCACAATACCATGCGTTTGACGCACGGATTCGATATCGTGGAGAGCAAGTGCCGCATCACGCGGGTTCATCTTCGCGATATCGCGGATCTCCGGGAACTCCTGCCAGACGGCTTCCATCGAGAAGTTGTCCTGCATCAGTTCCCGCTTTTTTTGTGTATAGTCGTTGATCTTGAGGGCCTGCTTGTAGGCGATATCATCATCGATAAAGGAATCCGCAGAGATTCCCGTGTTTGCTTCAATTTCGCGTGCCTTACGCAGTTTCTCTTCGTCTGTCATGAAGTAGTTGACGAATGTTTCCGTGCCGCGCAGGTCTTGCGCAAACTCGCTTCCCTCGTCTGCACTCTGTTCGATTTGGCTGCCGATATAGGAGCGCAGGGGACGTGTCGTGCGATCTGCTACGATGCGCACAGGAGACAGTACAAAGTCCGCTGCCGAGCTGCCGAGCTCGTCCACGGTTTCCTGCACATCCGGGCGGTTCATGAATTCATGACGCGGTTCATTGGACGCCATACGTTCATCGAGTAATTGCCCATAGGCATTGGCAAATCTTGTTCCCGATGTAATCGCCGTGGTCACTACGTCATTTGCCGTATCCTTTACGGCGTCCCATGCTTCACCCGCAGCGTCCCACGCCTTTTCATAGAGCGGTTTCGCCGCTTCTGCTTCCGCCGCTGCGCGCTCTTGTTCCTGCTCCTGTCTTTTTTCCTGACGCGCATTTGCATCGCTTAGATATCCTTCAAGGTCAAACGCCATGATGTTCTCCTTTAGTCTATGCCCTGCTCTTCTTCGCCTTCATCGTCTTCCGGGTAGTAATACGGCAAACTCATCACGTCACTTTTTGCGAGCAGAGCCGTTGCCGTGATCGGGTCTGCACCATGCGCAATGAGATTTTCATAGGCCTTTTTCCAGCCGCCGTTTGGATCTTCCATATCATCTGTGATGGCCGACCATAGTTCTTGATTGTTTTGCAGTTCCTGAAACTCTTCGCCGAGCCATCCTGCATTATCGAGACGCAGCGCCGCATTTTTATAGGCGACGAACTGATCCGATGAGATTTTCCCGCCGGTCATGATACGTGCGTTCATTTTTTGCAGGCTTTCAATGTCCTTATCCGGCTTATAGTTTCTTCCGCCGCTTCCCGCGCCACGCGCTGTGCCCGTATTCTTGTTGACGTGGTAATATTGAGCAATCTGACCTTCCAGTGCATTGCGCTCTTTCATATCAAGGTCCTGTGCATAGAGCATAGATATCGCAGCGCTGTAACTTCCCGCATTCTGCGCGGCCTGCATGATTCCGTCGAGATATTGTCCGCGTTGCTGCTGATATGCTCTCTGCAGATCTCCGCCCTTTGCTTCGATCAGCTTCATCAGTCGGTCTCGCTTTTCCGGGTCATAGGCACTCGCACGCCCGCTATTCTTTGGACGGATGACCAGTGCCGGAACAAGTCCGCCGCCAATTTCGACGCTGTCCCCGTGTGTGACTTTTCCATTGCCGCGTATATAGTTCCCGTTCTCATCTGTATAATCCGCGGCACTCGATGAGTTCCCGAATACGCCGCCCTTTCCATCGGAGGCAAGAACATGATATGCATTCTCCGGATCCGACATATCCGCACCCGGCGGGGAATAGATGATCGCAGCTCCCGCCGGGATATCCATGCCAGAGGTATACGGTTCAACGACCACAGAATCATCCGCACGTGCATCTCTTAAGAGCGTCGGCACATAGAGAACGCCCTTTTCTGCCTCTCTTGCGCAGAATCCGGAGAGCGGTCCCGTCCCCTTGAGATAGGCTTCTACGCAGCCGTCGCGTTTGTTGTCCATCTCTTTCCCGAGGATTCCCGCAAAACTGCGTTCCACATCTGCAGGAGAAGCCCCCGCCGCTTCTCTTGTTGCCTCTCTCCCGTATCGCTCATCTGCATACTCATATGCTTTCGCCAGATTAAGCGTCTTACCATCCCAAACACCAGGCATCTTGAGGATCTCATCTGCCTCTGTATCCATCTCTTTTGCCTGCTGCTTTTGCTTTCCAACACGGGCGAGCTTCCAATAGGTCGTCTGATCCATATCCGGCCGGAACTGATTCAGTATCTGATCGGCGCGTTCATAGTCTTCGTTTTCGAGTGCTGCGCCTGCGGAGGCCGCGGCGATATCGGTTACCATCTTTCGCCGCTCTGCCGCCAGCTGCGCCCCGGGCCATCCTTCCTGCTGTGCACGTGCCTGCAGGAGTGCGTCGCCGCTCTTGACATACATGGTCGGCGCTCCATTCACCTGCCATGTCAGCGCTGCTTGCTGTGCATTGGTTGCGAGATTGGAGGCGAATGTCGCCTGCTCGACCTCCTTGCCCTCCGCCATCTCTTTCGAGGCTGCGATGCGCTGGAAGTTCGCCATGTTCTCATTGAGATTTCCCTTGAGCGCGAAGCGCACACGGTCGTTATAGTTTTTGCTGACCTCTTCATAGGTCTTGTTGATTGCGTCTGTTGTACGGTCGATGAGCCCCTTTGCATTTTCTCCAACGCCCGTGGTAAATAAGCCCTGCTCTCCATAGAGCTGCTGCGTGAGGCTTGTCATGATCTCGTTGCGGGCCTTCATGACGTCGGCGACATCCATATCGTCCTGCCGCTGCGCCATGACTTTATTCACCTGTCTGATTGCGGCCGCCATCTTATCATAGCCTTCATCGCCGCTTGTACCGTAGGCATGCACATCGCCTGATACGCGTACCGCCGGCGGGTGCATGGTATTCGGTTCAACGGCCTGTTGATAGGTCGAGAATTTCATGTGTTACCACCTCCCGAGCGGCTTATAGTTTTTCAGGATGAGGCCTGTATCTTCGGTATTCCTAAATGGTTGGAATAAAGACGATGTATTGTATCCGGCCGGCGGCGTTGTGAGAGGATTTGCCTCTGCCTGTTTCGCCGTTCCCGCGCTCTTCCACGGCTGCGCGGCGCCGTATACGCTTGCGGCCGTTCCGAGGATTGTCGACAGTCCCGCCATCCGTGATGTGCGGCGCGCCTGACGCAGGACATTTCCCGCTGCCGCATTGGATTGATTCGCCTGATTGATATAGTTGCTCTCCGCAACGCGCGAGCTGTAATTGTCGTTGCGCTGATTCATCAGGAGGTTTGCCGCATCCTTGTTGTAGGCGTCATATCCGGACGACAGAATATCCATCGCAGAGCCTCCGAAATTCAGCCCGGCCGCTCCGGTCTCTGCACGCTGCGCCCCTTCTGCAATCCTGCGCCGGGCCCGCAAGGCCTCCTGCTGCTGTGCATAATTATCCGCGATCTGCTCCTGTTTACGGTTCTCGATGCGCGCGTTCTGCTCTGCCGCCTGTGCCTGTGCACGATACATATCCGCCTGCGCATTCGCCTGCGCTCTTATTTGCGCCTGCTGTTGCCGATACTGGAACAGTCCGCTGAGTGCCGTGAGGCCTGCTACCCATCCGCACATGTTATTTCCTCCCTTCGCTTTCGATGGTAAATGGGATAAATTGTTCTCCACCGATTGTGATTTCCCGGTGGAAGATCGCGCCGCAGTATTTCAGCCACGCAATCGCATCTTTGTTAAATGCCCCGACGGCGTTATACAGGACACCAAAACGCGCCGCCCACTCGGTGAGAATCTTCTTTGATTCGACAGCAAACGCATATCTGTTCTGCCTGATTCGATCCGTGCCAAGACACCATATGAGACGCCCTGTAATTCCGGGCATTTCCCGATATCCCCATATAGCGATCAGTCCGCTGCGGTCATAGGCCGCGAAGCATTCCTCCGACAAGAATACGGAATCATATACCTCGTTTTCGATGGACCCGCTTTCCGCAACGCCCGCAGCGAGTTCCCTGCGGTCCGCAGCGCGCAGTTCTCCGATGAGCGTCCGGACAAGCTGTTCTTTTTTCTTCTGTTTTGTGATCTTCTTGATCTCGTAGTTAGCCACCGAATGATACCCTCCTTATAATTGCCGAGAGGCTGAACGGATAGGGGGTGTCATGCGTAATCACCGTACGCCCTTCGTTATTCCATCCGCCGGCCGGCAGGGTTACTTCTTTGTCCCCGGTATAGAGAATGTTTTCATCGAGCTCCATGCGTTCGGGGTCATAGACGATATCATCCTGCCACGCTGCGCTTTGACCGATACGCCCGCCATAGGATTTCGTAAGACGCAGGATTGCGTTTGTGACTGTTTTCCTGCGTCCTTGTACGGTTCCGCTGTCGGTGTTGCCAACATCCCAGTTCGGCTGTTCGAGCGTCATGGTATAGGGCAGGCCGACGGTGATTCTTTTCGCGGCCTGCGGCAGCTTCGCGTCTGCATGCATGGTAATGCCTTCGTAGAGATATCCATCCGCCATAACGACGACGTTCTTTCCGTCGAGGATATCTTTGCCGGGGATCTCTGTCTTTGCCGCAGGATAGGTCACTGTGACGGCCGCATCCTCTATGATGTAGTCTTGTTCGGATTCGGATTCCCCATGCGGCGCGAAATATTCGAGATAGCGGACGGTCTTTCCGCCGATGCTGCGCTCGACAACAGCGTAGATGCGATCATTGTTTCCGGCATTGACGGCGCAGACGGCCTTATATTTTCCGTCGGTGACAAAGTGGCTCCACGCATAGACTTTCTGGTCAATGACATAGGTCAAGCAGAGCATTTGCCCGTCATCGGTGACAAAATAAACGAGACTGTCCGGCTCCTGTGCATAGGCGGCACTGACGATTTCCCGCCCGCGCAGCAGATGCTTTGCGAGGAGGGTCAAATCAATGCCGATATAGCCGTCAGTCTCATAGGAATACCCGGTATCCCGGATGATGGACCCGCGGCGCTGGATGTAGATAATGCGGTTGCCGATGCGCAGCGGAGGTACGCCGCTGCATCCGTAGTTCTCCTGATTCTTCGGGGTGATGTTCGTCGGCTTTACGGTCTCCCCGCCCGCAATGGTCCACGTATTTCCGTCTGTGAATATAACAAGATCATTGCCGACGTCCATATGGCTGATGCTGTACGCCTGCCGCGAGAGCAGGTCGGCCGTGACGGCGCTGTCATCGGTGACGGTGCCGGATTCTTTTTCGACGCCGAAATTCTCGTAGTCACCGCTCCGGCTCATCCAGAGACGCTGCGGATATTTTCTGCACCCGCCGAAGCAAAGGCGGTCCTGGAAGAACGCGGCGCAGCGCGGATATCCGTTGATTTTGCTCCACGCGCCCCAATACCAATCTGCCGTTGCCTCTAGGCCGCCGAGTATCTTATCCACTTTGGCAGATGCATGCTTCGCATCTGTTACGCCGGTAATGGTCACATATCCCTCATGCCGATAGGGATAGGCGGAGAGATCGGCATTGCATGTTCCGCCGGTAATCCTTGCGCGGACGCGCAGGAGGCTATATTCGTCTACATCTCCCGATTCGGTCGGATTATAGTCGTTGGTTGACGTATAGGTGCGCAGATCAACCCATGTGTTTCCGTCGTCTTTGGACTGCTGCACAACAACCTGACCGGACCATGTTCCGTGCGTGATGATCTTCCATGTTTTCCCGGCAATGACGCTCCGCGTATAGACGGACTTATCGTCTACAATGAATTCACGTTTGTACTCGTATCCATTGCTTAGAGAAAGCTCTACCTTTAGTTCTCCTTGTATTCCGTCAATGCGGAGGACAAAAACGTTTTCGTATCGATCCCCGTTAATCGTGGCCGGCAGTGTCACTGAATCTTCCCAATCTCCCGCCCCGCTTTTGCTCCATATATCTGTCCATCTATAATTTCTTGCATATTTAAAAAGCAGGAGTTTATAGCTGGCATATGCATTCACTGTTACATTGCATGATCCCGTCCCGGTCTTTTTAATGTGACATACCGTCCCCGCCGAGGCAGAAATCTCCTGTGTTGTATAGGAGCTGCTTTTTGCCCCGGCAGATGCAGACACTGTTTCGCCGTTGACGTATTGTTCGATTTTCATGGTGTCGCCGATGCGGTCGTCCGCGAATATGTCTTTCGCCGCGGTGATCTCGATGTTTCCGTCGCGGCCGGACGGTTCGATTGTTGCCGCTTCGTCGTTGTTGATATCCCCATATGCCATGCGCGTCCATGCGATCTCTGAGATGCGCCAATCCTCTTCGCTGTACCTCGATAGTTTCTGGACCGGGAGTCTTCCCGAGCAGATATACATGACATCAACGGACTGCACGAAACGCAAATTCTTTAGGTCCCCTGTTTCAAACGGCGTTTCAAGCTCGACGGGCAGCCGGTTCCCGTCCCGCCATATGCGGATGTACTTTTCCCCGATTTCAAGGAGATAGGTAATTTCTACGGTGTACTCAAATCGTACGATGATCGCGTCGCGGTCATCGTATTTCATGCGGCCGGCATAGATGCTTCCCGGTCTTTTGTATACGGGCCCATAGGGACGGATGATTGCGTTCTCTGCCTGCAACAGGGCAAGCTGATATTTTTCGAGGTCGACACGCGATGCGACTTCCCCGGAGATTTCTCCGCCCGTAAATGCGGGCTGAATGGCATAAAACGGCCGCGGCTCTGCCATGATGTGTGCCTCCTGTCTTTACGAAAACCTCTCGTTTGCGTATTTGTTTGGATACTGCGTGCGTCGCTCTTTTTCGAGGACGCTATAATATCTCGCATTTGCAACGGCCTGCTGCGCCAGCTGCATATGCTGGACGACGATATTCGCATTCCCCGTGATTCCCATGGCGATAGAGGATGCAAGGAGATGCGTAAGTGCTTCCGCGAATTCCTCGCTGAACAGTGCCGGATCTTTGATATCGTCGGTGTACTCCGCCCATGCTTCTTGTACGTCGGTCGCGATTGCCTTTCGTCCGCCGCCGAGCGTCACGATCTCAAAGTCCTGCCGATCCGTTTCTTTCTTTCGTGCATGCTCATTGTCATAGACATAGAGGACACTGAGACATTCGGCCGGATAGGCATAGACGGCATCCCATCCGGGGATGCTGTCGGTATAGGCCGCAAGCTTTGCGATGCATTTGGCGAATCCCCACGGATACGCCGTCAGCATGCGGCGGCGGTCATGGTCATAATGGATTTTGCATTTGCGCGCTTCTTCGCTCTCATCGTCAATGCTGTTGATTCTCCCCTGCCCGATGTAGGAGAGTGCCATGTTGCAAATCTCTGTGCTGTTCATTTGGATACCTCCTTGCCATAGTGTCATAGCTGTTATGGCACTATGGCAAAGGCAGAAGGTTTTTCCTTCTGCTCTTTCCCGCCCACAATAGGGCACATGGTTATCGGTCGATGTCGTCGTCGAGGACAAGACCTGCGGTGACGGTGCCCTTTGTATAGGTGCTCGCACCCTTGATGCGCAGGTAGCCGAGGTTGCCGCGCGGCAGGTGCACCGACAGCGGCACCTGATCATAGGTGCCGAGTGTCTTCGGCGCGCTGAAATCCTCCTTTGCCGAAGTCTCAAGCACAGTCTTAAATGTTCCCGTCCCCGCGCCCTTTACGCGCAGGACGAGGATCGTCGGGTCGCCGGCATCCCCGGGGCCGACCTTCAGGACGTCGGAATCGACGTTCCCGTTCGTGAGGGGCTTTGCGTTATAAAACAGGGTTTCTCCATCCAGAATTGCCATGGTGTTTTTCCTCCTTCCGTCATGCCGTTGCAACGCCGGTCTCCTCGTCGGAGATGGCATCGCACTTTTTGATCTCAATCCCACCGAAGTAGAGACGCGGCACATCCGCCTGCAGTTCCTGCCGCGTGATGTGGACGTTGTTCTTGTCGAGCAAGTAAATCTCGAACCAGTTGTAGAGCGCCTCCGAAACGTACATAATGACCTTCTTGTCACGGGACTGCAGGTTACGGATGCGGTTCTTTGCGGTGACGAACTTCTCAATGAGCTTGAGCTTTTCGTCGCTCTTCATGGAGCCGGTGATCTTTTCCACGTCGATGTTGCGGACCGCTGCATTGGCGCGAATATCGCCAACAGCAAGTCCGGCTTTCCAGTTAAAGAGTGTGACGAGTGCCTGATACTCCTTGCCGTCGGGGTCGGTTACGGTCTGTTCGCCAAGGTCGCGCTGCGTGAGACCTGCCTTCGAGTTCTTCGGGTAGATACCGTTCGTTGCGTGCGTCCCCCAGCCTACGAGGAACGCGGACGTGTTCTTTGCGCCGGCGTTCGCCGTCATGCCGCCAATGACCTGATAACCTGCGGTGTTCTTCTCTCCGCCGATCACGGGATAGCGCATCGAAAGACCGTTGAAGGTATCGAGGTCATCGTCTGCGTTGCCGTAGAAGATGTTTGCCGCAATCGCATCGGAGAATCCACCGACGAATGCGGCGTCCTCGCTGCGGCGGAACTGCTCGCCGTTCGAGGCAAGCGCGATCTCCTCGATATCCACGCAGGAGCGATCCTCGAGGATGATGCAGGTGTCCTGCACCTGCTTTGTCGTGGACTTGTGCCGACTGACACCGCGATTGATGCGGCGCACCGAGGGCTTCGGCATGGATGTACGGATGGTGGTGCGGTTGCCGGTCGGCAGGTTGCCCATCTTCCACGTGATATCATCCATGATCGGATTCGAATTGAGGAGCGATTCGATAATGAAATCGATGCTCCCGTCGGGTGCGAGGCGTTTCCGAAGGTCGGAAAGCGTCAGCGCCTGCGAGCCAAGTGTTGCCATAGTTGTGTCCTCCTTTTAGGTGTACTTCTTGAAATCGGTATTGGGGTAAATGGATTTCTCCACTCCGGCCCCTCCGGAGCGGTCCCCGCCATCCTCTCCGATGAGGTCGCCGAATGCCGCCATGAGACGAATCATCTCAATGCGGTTTCCGGCGCCTGTCTCATTGAGCATGGCCGTAAGGCCCGGGATTTTTTCGGCGAGCGCATTGCGTGCAGCGGCTGCCTTCGCAACCGTAGCTTCGAACTGCCCGCCGAGCTGCGTGCGCGCCTCCTGTGCCCAGCCTTCCTGCGTTTCGCGGATGGCCTGCACAGCCGCATCGACGCCCTGCTGCATGTACTGCATGCCATAGGCGGCAATGGTGCTTGCCTGCTCCTGCGATAGACCTGCCTTTTTGGCAATCTCCCCAAACGCCGCCGCAGACTGCTCGTCATAGTCCATGCCTTCGGGGACAATACCCTTAAAGTCATAGGCCTCCGGTACGCCCGCGGACTGTTCGGGGGGATTCTCCCCGTCGCCGCCGAGGATAGTCTTTCGTCCGTCGGCTCCTGCGTCGGGGTTTTCGGGTTTTGCACCGCCATCCCCGCCGCCGTCGCCTGCGCCGTTCGGGTCGGATGCAGCAGGTTCCGCAGCACCCGCGCCGCCGTCCCCGCCATCGCTTTCCCCTGCGAAGCGCTGCAGGTCGAAGATCCTGTCTTCTGTCATATGGTTTCCTCCTTCTTGTCTACCGCCGAGATCATCTCTTTGATCTCCTTCATCAATGCGTGATACTCGCTTTCGGCTTTCTGTTTTGCCGTGAGTGCCACGAGGTCATCTGTGATGAGATTCTGTATATGCAGCCCTACGCGCCGCTCGCCCTCCATGACGAGCAGGCGGTTGACATTATCTTCCGGGAACGGTCCGCCTCCTGTGAGGTGGCAGCGTTCGAAGAGGCGCATCAGGAACCATCGTCCTTCCGGCGCTTCGAGCAGATAGAGGAGGGCCGCACGGTCTTTGGATTCGATCTTTTCCGCAGCAATGCGCCGCATCTTATCCGCAGAGCTGATTTCGTATTCCATGGATTCCTCCTATCCGACCTGCGTCATACCAAGGATCTGCTGCAATGCCGGATTCCCATCCTGCGCGGCTTCGGTTGCATTCTTTGCCGCCTGTGCAGCGGGCGCCGCCATCTGTGCCATGGCCGCCGCCTGCTGCATCTGCCGTTCCTCCTCTGCAGCTTCTTGCTTTTGCTGTTGGATTGCCTGATATTCGTCGTCGGTCCGCTTGATTTTCGCGGGGGCGCCGACCATGCCGATGTAGCTGTTTGCGGTTTCGTTCCAGTCCATCTTGTCGAGGATGTCCGGATAGAACTGCGCAATCTGCGCGATGAACGCTACGGCCTGCTCGATGTTGACTAGTCCGCTCATCTTCTGCGCCTGCGCAAGCGGGCTGATGTACTCGATTTTGATTTCCTGATCGCGCAGGATTTCTTGCGCTTCTTCATCTTCCGGCTCCGGGAACATGCGCTCCCGGTCGAGGATGTTATAGACGCGCTCGATGATCCGCCCGAGGAATTCGAACTGCATGCGCTGCACGACGGGTCCGAGGATATTCATCTTCTCCTGCGTGCGTTCGAGGACTTCGCGTGCGGTCATTGATTTCTCTTGCTGATCCAGCATCATGAAGAGGTCGGCGCTGTACGCGCGCTTAATGCGCGTGGTTACATCCGCGACGACCTCGCGCAGATGATCAAGGTTTCCCTGCACCTGGAAGAGGGGCGTTACCGCATCTTTTTCCTGCACAAACGTCTTTCCGGCCGGCACCAGATGGATCCCCTTTACACCGAGCGCATCATTCGCAACAACAGGCGGCTTTACGGTGAGCTCGACCATGGTCAGCTTGTCCTTTTCAAGGAGATGCAGGATTTTCGCATCGCCTTCCGCGAACCAGCCGGGTCCCTTGCCATAGCTGTCATTGCCGGAGATGAGATAACGCGCCACGGGCACGGGCCATTCGTGGAATCCGCCGACGTGCAGGAATTCATCTTCCGTGCTCCCCTCTACGTAGTAGATGGAGACATAGGGCAGATGGAAGTTGCCAAGTTTCTTCGGGTCATAGTTCCGGTTGGGGCCTACGTACCAAACGACGGTATGATTCGCCTTGATTCCCGGGCCGTTTGCAAGTTCTGCGCGGATGTTGTCCGGCACGTTTTCCGCACCGAATTTGTCCACGAGCTGCGCGGCGCTCATCTTGTAACGGCGGCAGAACGTTTGAATGCTTCCGTCCGGCCCATTCTCCATGGCATAGCTGCCAATGGGATACGGAACAAAATGGACGCCATATTGGCGGTCGGGGAATATTCCGAGCGGCGCTTGCCCGAACGCGAGCTCGAGGTAGCAGCTGTGGACAGCGGTGTAGAAGTTGCTCTTTTCGAGCACGTCCGCGATGATGTCCATACGCTCGTCAAGGATCCTGCCGAGATCGGAGTTGTCCTTAAGATCAATGTTGGCAAAGTCCAGGCGGAACCATTTGCGGCTGGGCGGCGTGAGGCCTCCCATGACGCCCGCCGCAAATATCTGGTTGCTGTCCCATGCGCAGTTATGCCAGACGTTGGTATCCTTGCGGCTTCCCGCATTGCTCTCATCATCCATGCCGTCAAAACTCCCGAGATACGGCAGCTGATATTCGCGGATGGATTTCCATCTGGTCTCATAGGTGCTGCGCTTATCGATGAGCTGCTTGACTGTCTGCTGGACTTCCTTACGGCTGATAGAGAGACGCGCCGCGAGGTCGCTTGCACGGATGAGCGGGGGCAGACGTGCTCCCTGCATGATTTGTTCCTGCATATGTCCTCCTTATCCGAGGGTTGTGCGTCCGCCGCCATTGGCGAGCGTTCCGAGAATGGTCTCACGGTCGCTGCTGAGCATCGTCGATGCACGACCGCGGCGCCTGCGCTGACTTGCAGACGCGTTATCCTGCGATCCGATATCCGATGACTGTACGGCCGTCGGTGCCGGGTCTACTTTCGGCGGCGGTGTATAACTCACACTGCCGCCTCCTCCGCTGCACATAGGATCACCTCCTTTCGGTGTCTTGATTTCGGGCATTGGTATTTCAAAAGGGGTCATAGTCGGTGTTGCACATGGTATCTTGCCGGCCGCTTTCAACACGGACGGGATATGCAAAAGTGAGGGCGAGCGCGTCGGCCTTATTGGGCGATGCGAGCCCGCGCTTTTTCATATCCTCCTTGCTCTCAAGCTGCAGCTTCCCGCTCCGGTTCATAAACGCTTCGGGACCCGCGAGGTCGTCGCGGAGCTGTGCATCATCCGGCAGCGCTCCGATGGTCTTAATCCAGTCCTTCATCTCTGACCACATTTCCGCGCGCTTGTTGGCGTAGTAGGGGTCCCGCGGTTTTGCAGCGAAGGATACGAGGTTCCATGTCCTTCCCATGTTGCGGCCGACGGAATAGATGCCGGTGCCGTAGCCCTGATCGATATTGACTGCTGCGGCACGGTATTGGTCCTCGAAATACGCGATGATCTCCGCCATGTGGACGTCATCATCGTTTTTCTGGTAGGTCGCGAGATGCTTGCACATGGATCCTTGCCGGAGGAATATCTCGAGGCTGTCCTCTCCGGTCCATGCAGGATCAACGCCAATAATGACGGGCGCAAAATCGAATTCATGCTTGTGGATAATGCGCTTTGTCGCCTCTTCTATGAGCGCGCCCGAGATGAACTGCAGTTCGGAGGCCGACGGGAATTCACCGCGAACGCGGACTTTGAAGAAGTCGCTGTCCTCTCCTCTGGTCTCCTGCCATTCGGCAATGAGATCTTTGTTGCTGATGGCAACGTCGCGGCTGTCGATTTTTCTGGTTTTCCAGAGTGCGCGGTCACGGTGGAAGCAATCGTAGAAGCGGCCGCTGGTACGGGTCGGATTGCCGAACGCGCACCAGATGATCTCTGTGTCCGCGTCCGTCATCGCGCCCTCTGCAACTTCCCAGATGATGTTTGCGATTGCGGATGCTTCGTCAAAGACAAGGAGGATGCGGTTCCCCTGATTGTGCAGGCCGGCGAATGATTCGCTGTGATGCTCGTTCCAGGGGATCGCGTCAATCCGCCATGTCTTTTCATGGCCGGGCGTGTTGGAGAAAATCGCGGTGGCCGTGTAGGTGAACATGTGCTTTGCGATAAAGCACTCATACCATTTGGACAGCTCCGCCCATGTCTTGCTTTTGAGCTGCGTGTCCGTGTTGGCCGTGATGATGCCGCGGGTATCTTCATGCGTTGAGATTGCCCAGAGGATGATCCATGCAACGAGCGCAGATTTTCCGATACCGTGCCCGGATGCGATTGCTTCGCGGATGACTTTGCCGGGGGTCTTGAGCCCGTCGCGGATATCTGCGAGAAGGTCCAGCTGCCAGTCCTGCGGCTGCTGGCCTTCGAGCTTATCCGCGCCCCACGGGAACGCGCCATGTACGAATGCCACAGGGTCATAGGCTAGTTCGGCGAGGAAATCAATCATGCTCTGCTGCGTTGTCTGCTGCATTTTTGATCCGTTCCCTTGCCTCTTTGAGTGCCTGCGCTGCGTTTACGGTGATCTCTCCGCTGATTTTGGTTTCCTGCCGGTCGGCGTATACGTCCGGTTTTGCGCCTTTGAGCAGGAGGATGAGGAGTGCATCGCTCTTTTTCCGGTAGCTGCCGACCCGCTTTCCCTTGTAGTAGATGCCGCATTCGTCGCCTTCGACGGCGCGGCGGCGGGCTTCGCGACGTCGTCGGGCATGGCGGCCATCCAGCTGGCCGTCGAGGCCCTGGCCCCGCGCGGGAGCCGCGTGGTGGCGCTGGAGGACCTCTACGGCGGCACCTTCCGCTACCTCGAGGTCCTGGCGGAGGAGGGCGCCTACGACGTCGACTTCGTCTTCGGCGAGTCCGAGCTGCGCCGGGCCCTGCGCTCCCCGGCCTCCCTCGTCCTCATCGAGACCCCCACCAACCCGATGATGGTGCGGCTCGACGTCGCCGAGGCGGCGGAGTGGGCGCACGGGGCCGGGGCGCTGCTCGCGGTCGACAACACCTTCTACACCCCCGCGATCCTGCGGCCCCTGGAACTGGGGGCGGACGTGGTCCTGTACTCAGCCACGAAGTACCTGGGCGGCCACAACGACGTCATGGCCGGGGCCGTCACCGTGGCCGACCCGGCGCTCGGCGAGCGGCTGCAGTACCGGCTCAACACGACCGGGGCGACGCTGGGCCCCTTCGACTCCTTCCTGCTGCTGCGCGGCCTGAAGACCCTGTCGCTGCGGATGGAGCGCCACGAGTCCAACGCCCGCGCCGTGGCGGACTTCCTGCGCGCCGCGCCGCAGGTGAGCCGCGTGCTCTACCCGGGGCGCAGCGGCATGATCTCCTTCGACCTGGCCGACGGCGTCGACATCGCCGTCGTGCTGGAGTCGGTGCGGGTCTTCACCTTCGCCGAGTCCCTGGGCGGGGTGGAG